AACACCACCTGCAGATGCACAAGAAGAAATTAGAGGTATTAAATATAGATTATCAAATGGTAACTATGTTGAGAAAACTATGTACTTCTTTGTACTTGCAATGGTAAATGATGAGCCAAGAAAAGCGGTGATCACAATGAGATCATCTAATCTTACACCGGCAAGAGAACTTAATAATCTTATTTCTAATTTAAGAATGTCAGATGATAAAGGTTCTTTTCAACCGGCAGCATACTCTGCAATCTTTAAATTAAAAACTGTAGAAAAAAGTGCTGGAGATAAAAACTGGCATATCTATAAACCATCTTTGGTTAGAATGTTAGATGTATCTGATTCATATGATGCAGCAGCATATACTGCGGCTCAAGAGTTTCAAAAACAAGTATCAGCTGGGTTTAATAAACCTAAGTATGAGAAAGTTGAACAAACAAAGTCAGAAGATATTATCTAATTCCTTAAAGGAATACTTGCAAGAAAAGGTAAGGGCCGGGAGACTGGCCCTCCTTAAAAATTAAATGGATAGGAATATATGAAAGAGTACATAGAATATTTTAGTGGTTTAAAAAGAAGTTATGGTGTCTGTAAAATAGATGAAGGATATGTAGATCCGGAAACAGGCAAAAAGAAATGGAAACATGAATGGACTAAAAGTCCAGTTACAGATCAAGATTACGAAGACCATATCAAAGGTTTAAAGTCAATTGGTATACAACCATGTACTGATGAAGGTATGGCAAGATTTGGTGCAATAGATGTTGACCAATATCCAATAAACAGAAAATTCTATCTTGAAGTAATTCAAGAAAAGAAATTACCAATCATCCCTATCCTATCTAAGAGTGGTGGACTACATTTATATGTGTTCACTACTCGATTGGTAAAAGCAAAAGAGATAAGAAACTTTTTAGAAGAATTATTATTTGTATTTAAACTACCACAAGCTACAGAAATATTTCCTAAACAAACACAATTAAGATCTATTGATGGAACGTTATCAAATGGAAACTTTATTAACTTACCTTACAATGGTGAAGATAGAAAAGCATTAAACTTAGATGGAACGTTAATGCCATTTCAAACTTTTATGGAAGTAGTTAAACTAAATTTAGTTGATCCTAAAAATTTTAAAAATGTAAGAGAAGATTTAATTAATCAAGAACTAAGAGGTGGTGGTGAAGAATTTCAAGATGGACCACCATGTTTACAGAAACTAACTAAAGAGCAAATGACTTTTACTGATGGTAGAGATAGATTTTTATATAATTATATGGTGTTTGCTAAAAAGAAATATGCAGACAGTTGGCAAAAAATGGTTTTACAAGCAGGTAGAAAGTATTTTTCTTTTGATGAACATTGGACAGATGATCATATTAAAAAGAAGATTAGTAGTTGGGAAAAACAAAATAAAGGTTTTACTTGTACTGATCCATTAATTGCAGATGTATGTATGAAAGCAGTATGTGTAAAAAGAAAACATGGTGTATTATCAGACAATAAACCTAGTTATCCTCTATTAAGTAATTTACAAAAGATAAACTATAAACCTAATCCAGAATGGAAAGTAACTGTTGAAGATGAAGATGGTGAAACAGTTCAGTTACATATTAAAAATACTTACAAACTAACTAATCAACAAGAATTTAAAAATACAATGTTTGAACAAGCACATGTTATGGCACCAAGTATCAAGAAACAGGATTTTGAAAATATAATTAAATTATTAAGTACACCAAAAGATAAGATAGAAATTATAGAACCTGCAGAAGGTACAAGTCCACTAGAAGTATTAAAGAAATTATTACAGAAACATATCTATGGAGCACAAGCAACAAGTCATTCATCTTTTCAAAGTGGTAGACCTTTAGTTGAATCTAAGTTTGCATGGTTTGTGTTTGATAAATTCTTTGACAAATTAAAAAATGAAGAATGGAAGTATGATGCACAAAAAACTTCTTACATGATATCTAATGAATTGTTTGATCACGAAAATTCAGATGAAGAAAAAAGAGCATTGTTTGGTAAAACAAAAAGATTTCCCGGTAAAGATAGTGATGGTAATTATTTCAAACCTGTAAAAGCAGCAAGAATACCATTATTTATTTTTGAAGAACCAGAAGATATTGATGAAAAAATAGAAATAGAAAGTGAAGACGAAGTAGTATGATTTATAAATACTATGGTCCTCCAGGTACAGGTAAGACATATAAATTAATATCTAGAGCCAAAGCATATGTAAGAAAAGGTGTACCACTCAATAAAATAGGTTACTTTGCATTTACAAAAAAAGCAGCATTGGAAGCAAAAGAAAGAATGCCAGCAGAAAATAAAAAATTAATTTATTTTAAGACATTACATTCATTAGGTTTTGAATGTTTAAATGTAAATAAAGAAGATGTTATGCAGCCATATCATTACGAAGAGTTTGGTAAGATGTTAAACTTACAAGTAAAGTATTATGATAGATATAACAAAGAAGAATCACATTATCTAACCTGTGATAATCCTTATTTTCAAATCATACATAAAGCAATAAATAGATGTACAACTGTAAGAGAAGAATTTGATTTAGAGGAACATGATCCTAAGAATGTAGATTGGCAACAATTGAAACATATAAAAGATAATTTAAAAGAATATAAAAACAAAAAGAAACTATTAGATTTTAATGACATGATACAAATGTTGATTGATAATCCTAGTAAAGTTCCAGAATTTGATGTTATATTTATTGATGAAGCTCAAGATCTATCACCTCTACAATGGAAGTTATATGATATTTTAAAAACAAAAACTAAAGATATCTATTTAGCTGGTGATGATGATCAAGCTATATTTGCATGGGCTGGAGCTGATGTAAAAAGATTCATAAATGAACCTGCGAAAGAAAAAATTCTCAAGTATTCTAAACGAATATCTAAAGCAGTACAAGAACAATCTATTATACCTATAAATAATATAGTTGGTCTAAGAAAATTAAAACAATACTACCCTAGAAATTTTAAAGGTAAATGTGAAGAAATAAATAATATAGATGAAATAGATTTATCAACCGGTAAATGGTTAATATTAACTAGAACAATATCTAGATTGTTAAAAATACAAGATCAGTTAATAGAGAAAGGTTTATATTTTGAAAGTAATAGAGGTAAAAGTATTAAAGTCAGAATGTATAGTGCATCAAATAATTATACATTATGGTGTAAGGGAAAAATTTTAACAGAAGAAGAAATAAAAGATATAAAAGATTTTACAGGTGAAGTTAAATGGGATCCAAAAGAAAATTGGTTTAATGCATTTAGATTAGCTAAAGATGAAGATAAAGAATATCTATTACAACTAATAGAAAATAAAGAAGATTTAGAAAAGCCTGCAAGAATATGGCTGTCCACTATACATGCAATAAAAGGTGGTGAACAAGATAATGTAATTCTATGTTTAGATATTGGAGATAAAATTATCAAGGCAATTAAAAGAAGCCAAGATAAACAAGATGAAGAACATAGAGTTTGGTATGTTGGAATAACACGTGCTAGAAATAATCTATATAAACTAAAAGCAAGGATAACAAGAAAGGGCTACGAACTATGACAAGTAAAGATATATTTGAAACCGCATTTCCACAAGATAAACAGATAGGCGGGAATCACTACAAAAACTTTCACATTCAACCGTATGAATTTATTTCTAAGAATGACCTTTCCTTTTTTCAGGGAAACGTTATAAAGTATGTGTGTCGTTATAAAAATAAAAATGGCATACAAGATTTAGAAAAAATAATTCATTATTGTGAATTAGAAATTAAAAAGATGAAAGACATGGGTAAAAAGAAATGAACGTGTACACAGAACTAATGGGTTTATGCATTTTAACAATCTATTTATTTGATTTAATATGATAGTACCACATACAGAATGGGTAATGCCTACAGAGTTTCCTGATCTAAGAGATGCAGAAGAAATAGCAATTGACTTAGAGACAAGAGATCCAGATTTAAAATCAAAAGGTTCTGGTTCAATTATAGGTAATGGAGAAGTTGTAGGTATAGCTGTTGCTGTAAATGGATACAAAGGATACTTTCCAATAGCTCATGAGCAAGGACCAAACTTAGATCGTAAGAAAACTTTAGAATGGTTTAAAGATATTTGTGCATCACCTGCTACAAAAATATTTCATAATGCTATGTATGACGTATGTTGGATACGTAATTTAGGTATAAAAATCAATGGTTTAATCATAGATACCATGATTGCATCATCTTTAATAGATGAAAATAGATTTTCATATACACTACAAACATTATCTTGGCATCATTTAGGTGAAGGTAAGAATGAAGCAAGGTTAAATGAGGCAGCTAAAGAGAGAGGATTAGATCCTAAAGCTGATATGTGGAGAATGCCTGCAATGGAAGTTGGAGCATATGGTGAGAAAGATGCTGAACTAACTTTAAAGCTTTGGCACAAATTAAAAAAAGTAATTATTGAAGATAACTTACAAGATATTTTTAATCTTGAGACGGATCTTTTTCCTTGTTTAGTTGATATGCGTCACCTAGGGGTGCGGGTAGATATCGAAAGAGCAAATCAATTAAAAATAGAATTGGAAGTAAAAGAACAAAACTTATTGCAACGAATAAAAAAAGAAACAAACCTAGATATTCAATTAATGGCAGCAAGAACGATTGCTCCACTTTTTGATAAATTAAATTTAACATATTCTAAAACTCCAACCGGTGAACCTTCTTTTACAAAAGGATTTTTAGCTAATCATCCTCACCCATTGGTACAGACTATAGCAGAAGCTAGAAAAATAAACAAGGTAAGAACAACTTTTATAGATTCTATAATTAAATATGAACACAAAGGTAGAATCCATGCGGATATAAATCAAATACGATCTGATGATGGAGGAACGGTTACAGGGCGATTTAGTTATCACAATCCAAACTTACAGCAGATACCCGCCAGGGATCCGGAAACAGGGCCTTTACTTAGAAGTTTATTTATACCTGAAGAAGGTTGTACATGGGGTACATTTGATTACTCGCAACAGGAACCAAGACTTGTTGCACACTATGCATTAAAATTTTCTTTACCTTCTGTAAATGCAATTGCAGATTCATATGAGAACGATCCTTCAACAGACTTTCACAAAATAGTTGCAGAGATGGCATCTATACCAAGAAGTCAAGCTAAAACAATTAACTTAGGTTTGTTTTATGGTATGGGTAAAACAAAATTACAAGGTGAGCTAGGTGTATCAAAAGAAAAATCAGAAGAACTATTTGCTAAGTATCATGGACAAGCGCCATTTGTTAAACAGTTAATGAATAAAGTTATGAATGCAGCTCAGAATAGAGGACAAATAAAAACATTACTTGGTAGACGTTGTAGGTTTCCTAAATACGAACCAATACTTAGAGGTGCTGATTGGGGTACGTTTGTACCTGCAGAAGATGATGAACGTATGAAAGAGTTACAAGAAATGGGTCCACATCAAAAAGATTTTGAGGGTAATATTATAAAAGATAAAGATGGTAAACCTAAGAAAAACTATTGGCATAACAATCCAACGAGAAGAGCATTTACATACAAAGCATTAAATAAACTCATTCAAGGTAGTGCTGCAGATATGACTAAAAAAGCTATGGTTGATTTATATAAAGAAGGTTTAATAGGTCATATACAAATACATGATGAATTAGATTTTTCTATTGAATCAGAATCACAAGCTGATAAAATAAAACAAATAATGGAACATGCAGTAGAATTGGAAGTTCCTAACAAAGTGGATTACGAATCAGGACCTAATTGGGGCGAAATAAAATGAGGAACTTATGGCATATCTTAACGCGAACATACCACCAATTTACTGTAAAATCAGGAGGGAATATCTTTATGACATGGATGAAAAATATAAGAAAGATAGCCGTGAATGTGTTATCTTTGGTGTTAGCTCTATTTCAGGAAGGGCTCTCTTATTTAACATCATGCTACCCAATGGTGCGTGCTTTTGGCGTTTGCCTATCTCAGCGTTTTTCCAAAAACAATATGATCGAGCCGATGTGCCGGATATGCAGGCGAACGAGTTACAATTGTGGAACTGTTTTAGTTATTGGCCTAGTGTGCATTGCTTTGATTGGTTGGCTGGTATAGATGGAAAATATTTAGGTAAAGATAAAAAATTCTACAAAGGTCAATACTTATTTACTATTGACTGGGCACATCCAGAGACTAATATATTAAACACGGAACATTCAGAGATTCCGCAAGAACATAAATGTGCACATATCATGGCACTTGAAAACGGCAATTATGCTGCACAGCCAAACAACAGAATCATTTGGCATGTAAATAGTTACACAACAGAAAACGAATGGCCAGACTATAAAGTACAAACTACGTACTGGGATGTTGAAGGCGGTGATTGGGTAACAGAAGATTCTGATAAAATGTTTTATGATATAGAGGATACCAATGAAGAAAAAATGTAAAACTTGTGATCATGCATGTCATTGTTATGGACAAGGTTATAATTTAAACACAAATAAATGTGATAATTGTATTTGTGATAGTTGCAGCTGTACACCTTTAGTGTTAAAATCAGAACCCAAAAAATTATCTTTATGGCAAAGATATGTTAACTGGCTGTTTGGAGAATAATATGCGAAAACAATGTAAACAATGTGAAGAAGCATTTGATGCAAAAGATGAATTTGATTTATTTTGCAGCAAAGAATGTAAAGAAGAAGCATTAGCAGAATTAGATTCAGATTCTGACGAGTGTTTGTCATGTCAATAAAAAAACCGCTCACTATATCTGAGGAGGCTTCTGTGCAGATGCCTATGAAGACGGTTGCCAGTTTGATCGGTCTTGTCGCAATCGGCACCTGGGCTTATTTTGGTTTAATTGAAACACAAAACCAACATCATACTCGATTACAATTAATGGAATCAGATGTTGAAGATAACACAGAGTTTAGAATAAAATGGCCAAGAGGTTTAATGGGTTCGTTGCCCGCTGATTCTGAGCAGTTCATGCTTATCGAAGATCTATATAAACAAGTAGAAAAAATGCAACAGACTCAAGAGATGAATATGACTAATAAAGTTAATATAGAATTCTTAATGAAGCAGTTAGATAAGGCTCAAAAAGATATAGAAAAATTAAAAGACAAACAACGGGAGTTTGCTAATGGAAACGGTCATTAGTAGTGTGGTTGCTCTCTGTATGTTTATTGCAGGAGAGCTTAAAGAACATAGAATAAAAGAATCTATGTCAGATTGTTTGAAGGGAAAACGCCTAGCAGAACGTGATGTAAATGTTAATATTCAGTACATGTGCGGGGCTGTAGAGGCAGAGCTTGAAAAAAATATAGATGGTAGTATAAGTATAAAAAGAATTATAAAACCAAAATAATGAACCTTTCACGTAATTTTACTTTACAAGAATTAATTAAATCGGACACTGCTGTACGATTAGGAGTGGATAACAATCCTAATGCTAATCAAATTGAAAAATTAAAATTACTGTGTGAAAATATTTTGCAGCCAGTACGTGATCATTTCGGTCCAGTAACCGTTACTTCAGGCTTCAGGAGTCCAGACTTATGCCTAAAAATAGGTAGTTCAGTTAATTCACAACACACTAAAGCAGAAGCCGCTGATTTTGAATGTATGGGCAAAGACAATGCAGAGGTTGCGGATTGGATTTATAAACACTTGGATTACGATCAAATGAGATAAAAAAACAAAATATAAACCCATAATAGGAAAGGCAGTAGATCTCGTATGACGAAATTATATAAAGTATTTAATAAAATAGACACCGTACATGGTTTCTGTGAAGAGTGTGAAGAAGATGCAATTTTAGTTGCAATCGTTTCTGATTTTTATAGATGCACCAACTGTGGTCATGATACCAAACAGCATATTAATGGACGAATACGATATATGTCCTTGTCAGAATCTGATAAAGAGTTTATAAAAAATAATGGCTAAACAAAAATTTGTACACTTCGTCCCTAGACC